GGTATTCCAAATGCACTGTCAGCAGATGATTCCTTCGTAACGGGCCAGCGTCAGAAATCGCTAAATAAAAAGAAACTTTTGGAATGGGTGGATATGTCATATGACGATCTATCTAAACACGATCAATTGGGACACGGATTCTCTCGAAATAAAATGCTTATCGATTTTGATAACATACCCACATCAATCTCGCAGTCTATTATTGCTGAGTATGAATCCTTCACTCCAAAGCCTCGTGCTGCTATGATTCAATATTTCATGGCATCCAAATTAACAAACCTTATTTCCTCTATTGATGAGTTTTAAAAATGATATTGACAATTTCCGAAGTGTTTGAAAAATTTGAAAAGGCGGAAACCGATGCTAATCGCATCAATGTTCTACGCGCAAACAATACCAAAACCCTACGCAAGATTCTTGCATGTGCATTCAATCCAAACATTCAGTTTACGACTGAAGGACGTTGGCCCAATTGGAAGCCATCTGATGCACCAGCTGGTGTAACATATTCAGATTTACATCGCGAATTTGATCGCATGTATCTATTCATCGCAAATCATCCAAAGCGTCCGCCATCTCTATCTGAAAAGCGTTCAAACGAACTTCTTGTTCAGATGCTGGAAATTATGCCTCAAGGCGATGCAATCGTGCTATTGAATATGATGGGCAAGAATCTGAAAATTAAAGGACTAACGCAAGAAATTGCTGAAGCTGCATTCCCTAACGTATTGAATGAGAGTATTTGATTATGATGACCGCAAAAAGGAACCTCCCAAATGCGAAATCGTACCAAATCAAAACTAGCAAAGGAAATGTCTATCGCACATGAAAAGTGCAAATACGTTCCTACGGAAGATGAAGTTCTTCGTTGGTTCAAAATAATCAATCGTGAGATTTTCAATAATGATCTTCCGCAATTTAGAAAGATTGAAATACGTCGCCGTCGTGGTTGTTGGGGTGAGTGTATTGGAGCCCTCAATGAAACGAAAGACCGATGTTCTGATCTTTCCCTCAACAATCACCAGAAATCCAAAAAACATTTCATCGAAGTCCTAATACATGAAATGGTTCATCACTATCAATGGATATATGAAAACACAATGTCACATGGCGAATCATTTTTTTCATGGAAACCAAAACTAAAAAAGTTTAATGTCAAACTGAGAATTAAAATCTAATATCATAAAGGAAAAGGAGTAACCACACCTAAACATGTCGAAGCGTAAGTATAACGAAAATGATTTTGATAACGACGATATTGATTATGAAAGTGACAAGGCAGTACGAAAAGTAAAGAGACAGAATTCCAAGAATCTGCTCAAGAAATGGCAAGACGCCGAAGACGAATACGATGACGACTTCTATTCTCGCTAAAGGAAAATTATCATGATCATGTTGACAGAAATCAGAATGATCAACTCTCAGGAAGAGACAGTTCGTCTTCTGGTTCATAACCACGATATACTACAGGTATATGAAAAACATACTAAACGCGACACAAAGACCTATGCGGTAATTAGATCTCCAAATGGATCTTCAAATTGTATTGAGATTCGCGAAACCATTGCGGATGTCCATAAACTAGTGCGCGAGGAAAGCTTTCTAGCATATCCTATTATGCCGACAACGCCAAATCCACTTGAACCCAAAATAATGTATTTCTAAAAGAATTCGTTGTCGTCTGATGGAAAAATAGGATCAAGCGGTTCATAATACCCATAATGATTTTTATAACTTGATTCTCTAAGTCTATCAAGATGAACTTCGGTTAAATTGTTTCGACGCACGGCTTCTCTACGCTTTTGTTCCTGTTCGGGTGTAAACTTTTGCATACCACGATTTTTGGCAGCACATGTCTTCGAACAGAATCTTGCTTTGGTGCGAGTAGTAAACTCAGCATCACAGTACTGGCAAACTTTCGTTGTGCGTGATGTTGCAGGACGACCGACAGGACGATTTGTTTTAACGTAATATTTTTTCATGGAGATATTTATGATCGATGACAGAAAGTTCACAGACAGAATTGCACGTTCATTGTATATTTTGAAGCTTGGTCTCGTTGATGATGCATGGGATAAGCTAAATGATGATGCCAAAGATTTTTGGCGAAGAGAATCGGAAAAATTCATTGTAGCGACAAACCACGCGAATATTGCTCTTTATGACTCAATGGACGTAAGATGACCAAGAAAGAAACAGAACACCTAATCGAAGTATGTGATTCAATTTTGAATCTGTTGGAAAATTTTTCACCACATACTACCCAACCGAATTCAATCAATCTCATGTTTAACATGATGTATGAAATGATAATTAATTCCACACTTATCATGCAAAATAGTTTGTATATACATCGTGATCTACTGGAAGAAAATGAGGTAAACAATCCACCACCAACATTGGATACCCACACAGCAACGAATGACTGAAAGCTGTCTGTATCCACCAAATAAGTAGTTGACATACCCAACAAACCAAGTTATAATCTAGATCTAAACTCAACAAGGAGAAATACGATGAAGACTTTCAAGAACATGGCTGCGCAGGGCGATTTCATCATCATGCGTGTGGACAATTTTCCCAAGGGACTGGAGAAGATTGTTCCAAAGAACAACACCTACACGGTGGCACACTCTGAAACGGGTCATGACCACGTAATGGTCATGGAGCGTCCAGGTACTGTCGAGGCATTCAAGGAGAAGGGCACCAGCGACGTTGATCTCTATGAGATGTTTCTACTGGTGTCTGAGCCGACGCCAATTGAGCATAAGCGCGCATGGGATACCCATGAGACTCTACTTGTTCCTCCTGGACAGTATAAGATCCGCCGTCAGCGCGAATATGTCCCTGAGGGGTTCCGTAAGGCCGCTGACTAATCCAGGATACCTGGGCATTGTTTGCTTAGAGCGGTTGGAGAATTAGTTTTCGCGAACCGCATTTTTCCCGCTTGACAATACCAATCATACATTGTATCATACATTCATACTAATCATATAGAGGAAAACATGACAAAGAAGCTTACTAGTCTTACCAAGAAGCAGACCGAGGCTATGCCGAAGTATGTCACCAAGTGGATTGACATCGGTCTTTCCACGGAGCCTGTTGATTTTGAGAAGGCGAAGGGTCTTGTAGCCAAGGCATACACTGCCGTTGGTCTTTCTGAGCCGAAGATCTATCATTTTGCCAAGGGGCCGAATGAGGGTTTTGAGATCTTCAAGCAGCGTTCTGGGAACAAGAGTCGTTCTGATTATACGGCAGGCTGTATGTTCGGTTCGATGGAAGCATCTTGGCTTTCCTATTACGACTTCTATCGTAATGAAACCGACATTGAACTGACTGATCTTGCATACATGCAGGAATTGGCACAGAACTGCGGTTGGGTTTACTGTGGCGACACTGAGGCGATTATTCATGATCGTCCTGAGGTCATTCGGTTTGATGATCGTCGTCTCTCGCATTGTGAGACGGGTCCTGCGATTCGGTATCGCGATGGCTTTGAGATCTATTCGTGGCACGGTCAGACTATTCCGGACGAGTGGATCAAGGATCGTAAGAGTCTGACTGCGAAGATTGCTCTTGGTCAGAGCAACACGGAGCTGCGTCGTGCTGCGTGCGAGATCTTGGGTTGGGCTAATGTGATCAATCAGCTTGACTCTAAGGTGATTGATAAGGATGAAGATGAGATGATTGGCACTCTGCTGGAGGTTGATATTCCAGACATTGGTAAGGAGAAGTTTCTTTTCGTGAAGTGTGGCACTGGACGTAACTTTGCGATTCCTGTTCCGCCTGACATGAAAACGGCTCTTGAAGCAAATTCCTGGACATATGGACTAAAGCCCGCTGAGTATGTTCCAGAGGTTCGCACCTGAGTGAGGGGAAACAGCGGCGAGAGCCGCTGTTTTCTTTTGTGCCATGAAATCAGTCAAAGATCAAGTCGGGGATCAAGTCGAGGGTCAAGTCTTCGTTCAAGTCCGGAATCAAGTCCGGAATCAAGTCTTGATTCAAGTCGGGCATCAAGTCTGGCATCAAGTCGGGGATCAAGTCTTGAGTCAAGTCGGGATTCGAATCAGAGATAAAGTCTGGTATAAAGTAAGAACCAAATCATGAAATCAGTTAATGACAAAGTCTGGGATCAAGCTTCACATCAAGTCTTGGATCAGGTCGAGAATCAAGTCACAATTCATGTCGAGGAACAAGTCATGAATCAAGTCTGGGTTCAAGTCCTGCGTCAAGTTCAAGATCAAGTCGCGCATAAAGTCTTGAATCAAGTCTATGTTCAACAGGATAAAGTCGATGAACAAGTCAGGCGACAAGTCATGAATCAAGTCTTTGATCAAGTCATGAATCAAGTCGCGAATAAAGTCTGGGATCAAGTCTTGGATAAAG